TCTGCACACCGAAGATGAAACCGTTCCAGTCAAACTTGTACACGCTAGTAGAGGTAAGATGGCACGGGCTGAACCTGTATCCGCTCTATATGAACAGGGTAAGGTCAAGCACATCAAAGGACTTAATGACTTAGAGGATCAGATGGTACAGTGGGAACCTTTAGGGTCCACAGGCTCACCAGACCGTCTTGATGCTATGGTATGGGCTATAACGGACCTCTCACTCAATGGGTATGCAAAACCACAGCTAGTGCTGGCATACTCAAATGCTAAAGGCTTGAAGTAAAATGGCGAAGAAACTCTCTCAAACGGAAGCTACTGGCGTCTTAGGTGTCGCTGGTGACAACACATATAACGGACAAATCCGTGCAGACGAGTTTCTCTCAGAACTTCGTGGCAAGAAAGCCATTAGCAAGTACCGTGAGATGCGTGACAACGATAGCACTATCGGTGCTGTCATGTATGCTACTGAGCAAGTACTGCGTGACGTTGACCTAAAGGTTTACCCTTGTAATGACACAGAAGAAGCAAAGCGAGAAGCAGAGTATGTTCAAAGCGTTCTTGAAGACATGGATCACTCCCTTGACGACCATGTGGCTGAGGCTCTATCCTGCCTTTCATACGGTTTTGCTTGGTTTGAGGTTGTATATAAGCGCCGTGTTGGTCCTACTCAAAGTAGTGATCGCAAGCGTTCTAAGTACACTGACGGTCGTATGGGTGTTCGTAAGATCGCAATGCGCGCGCCTTGGACAGTTTCTCGGTTTGATGTAGATAGGAAGACTGGCGATGTTCTCGGGATGTACCAAGATACTGGATACGGTGTTAGCAAGCACTATATCCCAGTCCGTAAGAGCTTATATTACCGTACTACTTCTATTAACGGCGATCCCAGCGGTCGTAGTATCCTCCGCAATGCTTATACGTCTTATCAATACCTAAACAACTTACAAGCTATCGAAGCGATTGCAGTAGAGCGTGAGCTTGCTGGTATCCCAGTTGCCCGTATTCCTTCGGAGTACCTTTCAGCTGATGCCACACCCTCACAAGCTGCCTTTAGGCATAACCTAGAGCAAATCCTTCGTGACGTTAAGTTCAACGAACAGGGGTATATCATTACTCCATCGGACACCTACCCTGATAAGGATGGTAGCCCAACTAACATCAAGTTGGTTGACGTTGAGCTTATGTCCTCCAGTGGTTCTAGGAACATCGACATTGACCCCATTGTTCGTCGCTATCAGCACGACATTGCTCGGAGCGTCTTGTCTGAGTTCCTAATGCTCGGCAGTCAGGGTGGTTCTTACGCCCTCTCTAAGAGCAAGACAGACCTGTTCCTCCGTGCGCTTGAGAGCTACGTCCAACAGATCGTTGACGTACTTAACAAGCAGCTGGTTGAACGCCTATGGGAGTTGAACGGTCTGGACTATTCACTGATGCCAACCATCAAGGCTGGTGATGTCGCTCCGCATGATCTTCGTGAGATTGCAGGGTTCCTGCGTAATCTTAATGGCGCAGATATTAACGTCAGTAATCACCCAGAGGTCATTCAAAACCTCATGGACATTGCTGAACTTAACTATGACCCTGATGGGGCTACAGAAACAACTCTTGAAGAAGAACAGGAAACTAACTAATGGCATTTCTTAATGATCGCGTTTTCGACGAAGGGCTTTCAGTCCTCGACTTGGAAGCAAACGCAGTGCATGTAACCTCAGCTGAGGCTACTGACTACACCGAAGCAACCTCTACTTACAGTCTTGGTTCTTCCTCCTCACTTTCCATCGGCGCTCCCGGTGATCGTGTAGGCGGTGGACGTAAGGTGTCTGTAACAGCTATCGACGATGGTACAATTACAGGTACTGGTACAGTTACTCACTACGCTCTCGTAGACACAGTAAACTCTCGTTTGTTGGCTACAGCTGCTTTGACAGCATCTCAATCTGTAACATCGGGTAACACGTTTACTCTTGCTACATTTGACATCGGCATCCCTGACCCATCGTAAGGAATAGACTATGGCACTTGTTATTAAAGATCGTGTAAAGGAAACCACTACAACTACTGGTACTGGTACTTACACACTGGCAGGTGCCGAAGTTGGTTTCCAAGCGTTTTCCGCTATTGGTGATGGCAACACAACCTACTACACAGCTACCGATGGTGGAGATTGGGAAGTAGGTATTGGGACGTACACTGCCTCTGGAACCACTTTGGCCCGTACTACCATCTTGTCGTCATCCAATGCTGGGTCTGCCGTATCTTGGTCATCTGGTGAGAAAGCTGTATTTGTAACTCAACCGTCATCTAAGGCTAACTACCTAGATGCAGATGGTTACGCTACAGGTATGGACTTCAAAACAAGCCTTGACCTAAACACTACTGTTGCAAACAAACCTTCTTACTCTGAGGGACGTCTGTTCTACGACAAAGCCTTTGGTGCTTTAGCTTTCTATAACGATGAGAGTGACATCACACTCCAGATCGGTCAGGAAGATTACATTCGTGTATATAACGATACGGGAGCTACTATTGCTAACGGTAAACCTGTGTACCTAACTGGTGAATCTGGAGCTACTCCTACCATTGCTATTGCTAGGGCTGATGGCACGTTTGCACAGTCACAGGCTGCTGGTATAGCAACTCACGACATTGAAGATAGCTCTGTAGGCTATATAACCACACGAGGTCTTATCGCAGACGTTGATACGTCCCATCTCACTGTCGGACAACCAGTACACGTTGCTATTGGTGCAGCGGGTGGTACACAGACTGCTTCTCCTACATACCCTAACTTCCCAACAGAAGTTGGTATTTGTTTGATTAGTGCTGCATCTGGTGGGTGTATCTACGTTAGTATATACCATGAGTCATTTGAGAGTATGCGGGTTGAGGGTAATGCACACTTTGACGCTGACCTTACTGTAGACGGTGACCTTACTGTTAACGGTACTCAGACGATTACCAACAGTAACAACATTGCTTTGTCTGGTGCGTTTAACTACTTCAACTCTGGTAATACTATCGGAGAAAGTAATACAACCCACACTGGAACTGGCCTAGACGATGCTATCTTTACTGGTCACTACGATGGCACTAGCTCTAACAAAACCTACAAGGTCAAGATCACAACACTTAAGACTGGTAGTGACGAAGACTTCTTCCGTTGGTCTACTGATGACTTTGCAACCCAGTCTCCTGAGATTGAGATTACTGGGGATGACCAGCTGTTAGAGGACGGCGTTAGCATTAAGTTTAACGCTACCTCTGGTCACACCCTAAATGACGTCTGGTCTGGCACAGCCTCTCCAGTTAACGTAGACACAGGTATCGCATCTAACCGTAACACTGGTACTTCTGGTGTAGGTTATACCCACGTTGGTATGTACTACGATGTGTCCACTAACTACTGGACGTTCTTTGACGAGTACGCACCAGAGCCAACAGGCACTATCGACACCTCACACGCCTCCTTTTCCTACGGGGACATCAAGGTTAACTCAGTCATTGGTGACGTAGTTGGTAACCTTACAGGTATCGCCTCTAGTGCCACTCAGTTAGCTAACAACCGAAACATTACCCTAAGTGGGGATGTTACAGGTACAGCGGTGTTTAACGGCGGTGCAGATGCTAACATCACAGCTACAGTAGTAAACGACAGTCATACACACGACACACGCTATGTACAACTGGCTGGCGACACTATGTCAGGGACACTCAATGTTCCTACAGTAGACTTTGGCGACTGGACTATAACTGAGAGCGGAGGTTCACTCTACTTCGCATATCAAGGTACAAACAAACTCAAGTTAGACACAAGTGGCACATTGTCTGTCACTAACGATGTTCAAACTGACCAAACTATCTAAGAACAATAAAAACAAGCTAATAGTGGGTACACGAAGATGGCAGTAAAAATTAACGGCGTAGAAGTAATCGACGATAGCCGCAACGTCACCAATGTAGGTACAGTAGACGGACGTAATGTGTCCTCTGATGGTACTAAACTTGATGGTGTCGCTGCGGGTGCTGACGTTACAGCCGATAACATTGACACTGCCCTCACAGGTCTATCCACTAACGCTTCTCCTGCATCTGACGACATCATCCCTGTCTATGACACCTCTGCGGGTAGCTGGAAGAAGGCTACGATTACCGCTTCTGCATTGCAGGGTGTTAAGGGCCAGAAAGGTGAGCTTGGAGCCACAGGCACTACAGGAGCCACTGGAGATAAAGGTCAGAAGGGTGAAGTCGGTGCTCAAGGTGCTACTGGCTCTACTGGAGCTACTGGGCCAACCGGGGCCACTGGAGATAAAGGTCAGAAGGGCGAGATCGGAGCCACAGGAACTACAGGAGCCACTGGCGATAAAGGTCAGAAGGGTGAAGTCGGAGCGCAAGGTATCCAAGGCATCCAAGGCTCTACTGGTGCCACTGGCGCTAAGGGTCAAAAGGGCGAAGTTGGCGCTCAGGGCACTCAAGGTATCCAAGGTGTCCAAGGTGCTACTGGCTCCACTGGAGCTACTGGCGCAACTGGTGCTAAAGGCCAAAAAGGTGAAGTCGGAGCGGGTGGAGCCACAGGAGCTACTGGAGCTAAGGGTCAGAAGGGTGAGATTGGAGCTACAGGTTCTACTGGCGCGACAGGCTCACAGGGTATCCAAGGTATCAAAGGCCAGAAGGGTCAAACTGGAGCTACTGGACCTACGGGTGCCACAGGTGCTACTGGCCCAACTGGTGCTAAAGGTCAGAAGGGCGAAGTTGGCGCTCAAGGTAATACTGGTAACACTGGCCCCACTGGAGCCACGGGTGCAACTGGAGCTAAAGGCCAAAAGGGTCAAACTGGTGCAAATGGCGCTACAGGGGCCACAGGTGCTACTGGCGCTAAGGGGCAGAAGGGTCAAACTGGTGCTACTGGTCCAACAGGTCCAACTGGGTCTACTGGAGCTACTGGAGCTAAAGGCCAAAAGGGTCAGACTGGTAGTACTGGAGCTACTGGACCTACGGGTTCTACTGGCGCAACTGGTTCCACTGGCTCTAAGGGTCAAAAAGGTGAAGTTGGCACAAGCGCAGGTACAGGACAAACTTGGGCAACTCAGTCAAGAAGTGTTGGGACAAGCTATCAAAACACGACTGGTAAACCCATCATGGTTTCAGTTTCAGTCACTGGTAACAACTGGGCAGGTACTAACTACTTCACTATAGAAGTTGGTACAACCACAAGTAACTATGCACCAGCAGCTAGGTCTTTCACTTCTAACTATTACAACCTAGCAGGGTCCACTGTAGCTATAGTTCCACACAATCACTACTATAGGTTCACAAGTCAGGGTTCCAACTCGGCTTACAGCGTCAATTTATGGTCGGAGTTAAGGTAATGGAAAAAGGTTTTTATCACGATGATATGGGGTATTGGCAGACAAACTCAACTCCAAATGAAGAGACGTTAGCTTCTTACCCAGAGGGAACTGTTGAAGTACCTTTACCACAAAGTCAACTTGACACTTTTGATAGCTCAACCTTGTCTTGGATTCCACCCACTCAAGAGATGCTGGATGAACATAAATCTAATACGGTACGTTTTGAACGTGATATGCTTCTGGCGGAAGTTGATGCTATTTCTATGCACACCCTTCGCTGGGAAGGACTTACGGAAGAAAAGAAATCTGAGTGGAAACAGTACCGAAGAGAGCTTTTGGATATAACTGACCAAGCTGGCTTCCCGTATAACGTAACTTGGCCCACTAAACCCGAATGATAGTCTATCAAATCTCACTTCATGGGTCAGCCTACGATGCTAGAGATAAGACTTGGGATCAGATGTACTCTGAGACTGGCTGTAAGCCTCGTACAGACTGGGTAGACCCCATACTTAACCGACCACTGCTTAAAGGTGAGTTTGGGTGCTCAGTGAGCCACCTACGGGTCTGGGAGAAGATAGCCAAAAGTGGTTTAAACGGTATCATCCTTGAGGAGGACGCTGTTTATGATGAGATCAACCCAGATCAAGTCGATTGGCTTCTTAATGATTACGACAGCGTTTGGTTAGGCTACCGCTGGAACGATATGGGCTATTGGTACAACTGCCACGCCTACGCAATAACTCCAGACACAGCAAAGCTGCTGATAGAAGACTTTAAGGACCAGATCATTCCTGTTGATGAGTGGGTTCCTATGAAGCTAAAAGACAAGAGCAATTACTTCTACCCGAAAGAGGTTGTTACTCAAATCCCACGGTCAACCCGACCTAGTACCATAGAGGATACAGAAGTTATGAAACCCGACACATTACACCTCATTACTGTCGCTACAGACGATAGTAAGATGTGGGCATTAAAGCAGTCTGCTGACAAGTTTGGAGTTAAGGTAACTAACCTTGGCGAAGGCTCTGATTGGTACGATCCTATGGAGGGTCACGCTGGTATGCCTAAACTAAAGATGGTCGCAGAAGCCCTACTAGACTTACCAGAAGATGATGTCGTCCTGTTCATGGATGGTTATGACACCTTCTTGGTTAAGACGCCACAAGAGATACTGGAGCGGTTCTTAGGCTTCAACGTAGACATCTTGTTTGGCGCAGAGGACAACTTCTGGCCCCCCAAGAAAGACCTACAAGACAGGTTCGATAGCAAATTCCCACGGGAGCATTACAAGTACCTTAATAGTGGTCAGTACATTGGACGGGCTGGTGCGCTAAGGAACTTCTTCTCACGGGCAGGTTGGCTATACGACATGGAAGCCGAAGGGTTGGACGATCAACAGTATTGTCAGACTGAGTTACTTGCTACAACCTTAAAGGTAGCACTAGATCACGAAGCGTACATCTTTCAGAACTTTGAACCAACTGTTACTAAGCATGGTGATGAGTTGCTTGGCCCTATATGCGCCCCCTGTACCTATCATGGTAACGGTGGAGAACAAACTAAGGTTATTTTTACTGAGTTGGCTAATCGGTTTAATTACTACAAACCCCTAGCTTCTCCCCCTAGCATGACGTTGTTGTACAATGAGGTAGCCGATGACATCCTAGTTACTGAGCTTCTTACTGAGAGTGAGTGTAAAGACCTTATCCTCAGGTCGGATGAGCTTGGTTCTTGGTCTAGTATGGAGGGCGACAAGTTTCCCGCTCAAGAGATCAGGCTAAAGCAGCTAGGTCTTTGGAAAGATTACCAGAAGCTCTGGAAAGACAAGTTAGCTAAGATATGCGAGAAGCACTGGCAGCCCCTACAGTACATGGGTTTGCGTGATGCCTTCACTATGCGCTACGCTATGGACACTCAGACATCTCTTGGGCTTCACACTGACGCATCTCTGGTTACAGGGAGTGTTAAGCTGAACGATGACTACGAAGGTGCTACTCTCTACTTCCCCCGACAAAAGTTTACCAACCTAGATGTACCTGTTGGAAGCTGCATTTTGTTCCCTGCACAAGTAACACATGGACACTATGTCGATGAGCTACAGTCTGGGGTTAAGTATTCCCTTACTATGTGGACATCCCGTTATGAGGGTGACGAAAACTAGGAGCATTAGATGTTTGGAACTAGCCCTTTTGCAGCCGCTACTTTTGCAGGGGCTGGCGGTGAGAAATATGAACTGGCTGCTTTGGGTATCACTACTGGTACCCCAACAGTTCCAGACAACACTATGTACGAAGAAGAAACCTTGGGTGGCTTGTTTGTCACCTCTGGTAACCCCTCTGTAGACAACTCCAGCTTCAACCAAGATCAGACGTTTGAGCCTATAGCCCTTGACACTAACGCTCCAACGGTTGACGCAGGCCCGTTCAACGAAGAGGAATCATTCTCCACTGGGGAACTTACTTCTTCTGGACACATACTTGGTACGGCAGACATCACAGAGGACAACAAACTGTCTTCTAACGCTCTGGAAACTGGGACACCAGTTAACGGAACATCTGCTTTCAACCAAGATCAGACGTTTGAGCCTGTAGCTCTTGAGACTGGCGCTGTAGTTGTTGGCGACATAACAATGTCTGAGGAAGAGACGCTTTCCACTGGAGAGCTTGCTACAGGTTCCGCAGATACTGACACGGCAGACATCACAGAGAACAACATACTTTCCACCGTAGAGCTTGCTACTGGAAACGTAGACCTTCCAGCCAATACTATGCAAGAGGACGAGACGTTCTCCACTGGAACACTGGAAACAGGAAGCCCTGTCAACGGTACTTCTGCGTTCAACCAAGATCAAACTTTCGAGCCTGTAGCCCTTGAGACTGGCGCGGTTGACCTCCCAGACAATACGATGTTTGAAGAGGAAACATTCGTAGCTAGGGACATTGAGACTAACACCCCTGTAACTCCTAGTGCTGACTTCGTAGAAGACAACAAACTATCCCCTGTGGTACTTGACGCTGGAGCGCCTTCCGTACCAGACAATACTATGCAAGAGGACGAGACGTTCTCTGCACCTGAGTTGGTTACTGGTACACCAGATGTTCCCGACCAGTTTGCCGCAATAAGAAACGAACTCTTTGTCGGTGACACTTATACTGGTGCGGTAATCATTCCGTTTGTTCCACTCACAGAGAACAACGTACTATCCACTGGCAACATTTCCACTGGTGTACCTGTGGTAGATAAGGTGCTTATAGTTGGTGACCACCTGTTCTACATGGAAGAGCTACTCTCCAGACCTCCAGAGCTAGGTGAGCCGTACTACAACGCTGATCTAGCTAGGGTCGTTAACATAGGTCAGAATCGCATAGGAAATATGGTAAACTGGGGTAACGGAAACTCTGTCAGTTTCGGAAACAACAACAATGTTAAGGTAGGCTAATGGCTTTTAGGATTAAAAAAAACGACACTTCACCTAAGCTGGCTGTAACGCTTGAGGATGCACTTGGCAATCCAATAGGACTGGCTGGTTGTGCTGCCCGTTTTCACATGAAGGCTTTCGGTGCTTCCTCCCTTAAGATTGATGCTGTAGCTGACATTGGGGATGCTGTCAATGGTATCGTAGAGTACTCATGGCAATCTGGAGACACTGATACAGCTGGTA